CTGTTATCAGCAAGTAGCGCCCATAGATGGATAAACTGCCCGCCAAGCGCCCGTTTAAGCTTACAGTTTCCCGACACCACCAGCGTTTATGCCGCCGAGGGATCATTAGCCCACGCCATCGGGGAGCTGAAACTGCGTAAGCAATTTATTGAACCTATGGGGCAACGGAAATTCAATACCGCGCTGAAAAAATTGCAAGATAACGAGCTGTATCAGCCGGAGATGCTAGCATGCACAGATACCTACGTTGATTTTATTAATCAGATTGCCATGTCTTACCCCACAAAGCCTTATGTGGCGGTAGAACAGCGGTTAGATTATTCCCACATTGTTCCGGAGGGCTTTGGCACCGGGGATTGCCTGGTGATTGGCGGCAACGATTTGTATATTATCGACTACAAACATGGGAAGACTGAGGTTTTAGCCGAGAACAACCCACAAATGCGGCTGTATGCCCTGGGCGCTTTGCAAAGATATGAAATGCTGTATGATATCAAAACCGTTTCTATGACCATCGTCCAGCCGCGTTTGGATAATATCTGTACGGATGAAATGCCTGTGACTGAGCTGCTGGCATGGGGTGAGAGCATTAAGCCCATAGCAGCACAGGCATTTGCCGGTGAGGGTTATTTTTGCGCCGGAGATTGGTGCCGCTTCTGCCGAGCCAGAGCCCAATGCCGTCATCGCGCTGAACACTATGCCGCCTTAGAAGCATTTGGCAAGCAAAACCCTGCTTTACTGGATAATGGCGAACTGGGTGAAATACTGGCCACCGCCCGGGGGTTTAAAAACTGGCTGACCGATGTTGAGGATTATACCCTGGCGCAGCTTTTAGCGGGAGACGATATCCCAGGATGGAAAGCCGTCGAGGGGCGCAGCGTTCGAACCTTCGCTGACATTGACAAGGTATTTAAGGCGCTGACCGATGCCGGTATCGCTGAAGAATTACTTTGGACGCGCAAACCTGTCGGCATTACCGATGCTGAAAAAATAGCAGGTAAACCCAAAATGACCGAGCTTGCCGAGCAAGGACTGATCATTAAACCACCGGGCAAACCCACGTTAGCGCAAACAACCGATAATCGCCCGGCCATAAGTAACAGAATAACTGCAGCAGAAGCATTCAAAAATGAGGAGGATCATAATCATGACAAATAGACCCACCCAAGTAACCACCGGAGAAGTACGTCTGTCCTACGAGCATCTATTAAAACCCTACTCCAACAAACCTGGAACGGATCCTAAATACTCTGTAACCATGCTCATCCCTAAGTCTGATGTCGCCACTAAACAACGAATCGATGCGGCGATCAACGCAGCTATTGGCGAAGGAATCGCGGAGAAATGGAACGGCGCCCGCCCGCCCCAACCCCCTACACCGGTTTGGGACGGAGACGGTCTGCGACAAAACGGCGAGGCCTTCGGCGCTGAATGTAAAGGCTGCTGGGTATTAACGGCAGGCAGTAAAATGCAGCCGGAAATAATTGATGCCGGGTTTAACCCGATCATCCAGCCCACAGATGTGTACAGCGGAATGTACGCCAGAGTGTTTCTGAAATTCTTTGCCTATAACAGTTCGGGTAAAAAAGGTATTGGCTGCGGGCTGGGTCCTGTGCAAAAACTCCGTGACGGCGAGCCTTTGGGCGGGCATGTAAGCGCAGCAGAGGCGTTCGGCGTTGCTGACACTCCTCCCTGGCAGACAGCCCCCGCGCCTATGCAAGGAGCGTATGCCCCACAACCCGCACCGGGGGTTTACGCTCCGCAACCCGCGCCCATGCCCGGAACTTATGCCCCGCAACCTGCACCGGGGGCTTACGCTCCGCAACCGCCGATTCGGTACGATCCGATAACCGGCGAAATATTAAGCTAAGCTATGGATACGCTATCCATAGACATAGAAACATATAGCAGTGTAGATATTACCAAAGCCGGGCTTTATAAATATGCACAATCAGCTGATTTTGATATCCTGCTTTTTGGTTACGCATTTAATAAAAGCGAAGTTCAAGTGATATCTTTAGCCGAAAATGAATCAATGCCGCCGGGGATCCTGGCGGCATTGACCGACCCGGGGGTAATCAAGACAGCGTGGAACGCCGCTTTTGAGTGGTATTGCCTCAGTCGATGGCTTGGATATGAGCTGCCGATTGATCAGTGGCGGGATACCCAGCTTAATTCCGCCTACTGCGGTTTGCCGCTCAGCTTAGCCAAGGCAGGTGTGGCCTTAGGCTTGGGGGAGGAAGAACAAAAGCTGGCCACCGGCCGCGCCCTGATTAAGCTGTTTTCCTGCCCGCAAACACCCACCAGATCAAAGCCTTGGGTGAGGACTTTGCCGCACTACGAGCCGGAAAAATGGCGGTTATACAAAGAATATAACGCGCGTGATGTAAAGACGGAAATGGCTGCTGCTCAAAAACTATCCCCGTGGCCTGTACCTGATAATGTGCAAAAAGAATGGGAACTGGCCACGCGGCAGAACCTGCGCGGGGTGCGGATAGACCGCACCTTGGTAGAGGGCGCGCGGTATTGCGCCAGGCTTGACAGCACAGAAAAGCTGATGGAAGCCCGCGCCTTGACCGGCTTGGATAACCCTAACAGCCCCGCACAATTACAAGCTTGGTTATCAGATCAGCTCAACATAACCCTTGCCAATCTGGATAAAAACACGGTGGCTGATTTACTGACCGCTGATCTGCCTCCCACCGAACGAAGTGTACTGGAGCTGCGGCAAGGGCTGTCCAAAACCAGCAACAAAAAATATGAGGCAATGCAGAACGCCATTTGTGAGGACGGGTATTTCCGTGGGGTATTACAATTCTACGGCGCCAACCGCACCGGCCGTTATGCCGGGCGGGTCATTCAAGTGCAGAACCTGCCGCGCACTCATCTCGATCATCTTGATTTGGCAAGATCAATTGTTAAGTCTAAAAACCCCGATTTATTAGCTTATGTCTATGGTGGAATTAGCGGCCCTTTATCTCAGCTTATCCGTACCGCGCTTATCCCTTCTCCGGGCAATGTGTTTGTAGACGCGGACTTTTCCGCCATCGAAGCGCGGGTGATCGCCTGGTTGGCCGGGGAACAGTGGGTGCTGGAAGTTTTCCGCGGTCACGGGAAAATCTACGAAGCAACCGCCTCTCAAATGTTTGGGGTACCGCTGGAAAAGATAGTTAAGGGGCGGCCTGAATACGAATTGCGGCAAAGGGGCAAAGTGGCAACTCTAGCCTTGGGCTATCAGGGCAGCTGCACTGCGTTGACCGCCATGGACAGCGGAAAAAAGATTGCTGACGAGGAAAAGCCGGGGTTAGTGCACCGATGGCGAGAAGCCAACCCCAACATCGTTAAGTTGTGGTATGACTTAGACAAAGCGGCCAAGGATACGGTCAAAACAGGGCGTGGCAATCGCGTTGGTTATATCACCACTCAAGCAGAGGTTTCCGCTGCAGACCCAAGTCTGTATTTCTTAACCATAGGTTTGCCCAGCGGACGCAAGCTGTTTTATGCCCGACCGCGTATCGGTAAAAACCGATGGGAGGGAGAAAGTATCGTTTATCAAGAGCAGCGAGGTAATGGCTGGCAGGAGTCGGATACCTATGGCGGCAAGCTGGCAGAAAACATTACCCAGGCTATCGCGCGGGACATCCTGCAGCACAGCATAAATCAACTGGAAGCCGCGGGTTATAACATAGCATTCCATGTCCACGATGAGGTGGTTATCGATTGCCTGAAGGACAAGGCTGACTTAGCCGAAGTCTGCCGCATAATGGGGCAGCCCGTGCCCTGGGCGCCGGGGTTACCGTTAAAAGCAGATGGCTGGGTAGGAGATTATTATACAAAGGATTAGGTGCGCCTATGCAATTTGACAGACAAATTACAATATCGACGGCCGGGAGCCGCAAGGCTGCCAAGTGGCTGCCGCAAGCCCTTTTCTGGTCAGAGTTTGTCGAGCGGCTTAAGCAACCTGTCAGGCACCCGGAAACCCTTAATGAATACTTATCATATACCAAAGGCAAGCAAGACGATTTAAAGGATGTCGGCGGCTTCGTAGGCGGATCTTTGCGGGATAACCGGCGTAAGGCGAGCTATGTTTTAGGCAGGGATTTGTTAACCCTGGATTTGGATAATATCCCGGCGGGCGGCACTGAAAGCGTATTGCAAAGTATATCTGCCCTAGGCTGCGGCGCAGCGGTTTACAGCACCCGCAAGCATCACGCGGCGGCGCCCCGGTTGCGGGTGGTGCTGCTGCCGGATCGTGTGCTCACCGCGGATGAATACGAGCCTTTTGGCCGCAAACTGGCTGAGTTTATCGGCTTGCAATACTGTGATCCATCCACCTTCGAAGCGTCAAGGCTGATGTATTGGCCGAGCTGCTGCGCAGACAGCCAATACATTTATCAAGTATTCGATTCACCCCCCGTCAGTGTTGATATGGTGCTTGCACAATATCAAGATTGGCAAGATATATCAGCATGGCCGGAGGTACCCGGCGAAAGCAAGCAGCGCGCCTCTTTTGTGGACCGGCAGAAGGATCCGACAAGCAAGTCCGGCATAGTCGGTGCTTTTTGCAAAATCTACAATATAGAGCAAGCTATTGCCGAGTTTTTACCGGAGGTGTACGAGCCTTCATCGCTGACAGATCGGTATACCTTCTTAGAGGGCAGCACCACCAATGGCGCAGTAGTCTATGACAACGGTCTTTTCCTCTACTCTCACCATGCTACGGATCCAGCAGGGGGCAGATTGTGCAACGCTTTTGACCTGGTGCGCTTGCACCTGTTCGGCGGGCAGGACGATGAGGTTAAACCCGATACGCCAACCAATAAGCTGCCGTCATTTGCTGCCATGTGCCAGCTGGCAGTCGCCGACGGTGACGCAGCTGCTCTGCTCAATAAAGAGCGGTACGAGCAAGCAATAACCGCATTTTCTCAGGTCACACAACAGACCGACGGTAGCTGGATCAGCCTGCTGACCGTCAGTGCTACTACAGGTCTGCCGGTTAAAACTATAGACAACCTGATGATCATACTCAACAATGACCCCGCGCTTAAAGGCAAGCTGGCAATAGACACCTTTGCTACCAGGTCAGTAGTCTTAGGCGCGTTGCCTTGGGATGACCGGTCAGAAAAACGAGAATGGACAGATAACGACGATGCCGGGCTGAAATGGTATATAGAAAAAGTTTATCACATTACCGGGAGGGAAAGAATCGTGGATGCAATGAGCTTGACCGCGCAGCAGAACAAAATAGACCCTGTCCAAGATTATCTTACGGGCTTAATCTGGGATGGCCGCAAGCGGTTGGACACGCTCTACATTGATTATCTTGGCGCGGATGACTCAGCTTTTACCCGCGCAGCCTGCCGCAAGAGTTTAGTTGCTGCAGTAGCGAGGGCTATGCAACCGGGTATTAAATTCGATGTAATGACCATCCTTGCCGGAGCGCAGGGTATTGGCAAGAGCACCCTGTTGCGGTATTTAGGAAAGGATTGGTTTTCCGACAGCCTGACCAGCTTTGACGGCAAAGACGCAGCCGAAATGCTGCAGGGTACGTGGATCAACGAGCTGGGAGAGCTGTCGGGGATGTCACGCACTGAGGTTAATGCAGTTAAACAGTTTCTGTCAAAATCGGAGGATATTTACCGCAAGCCTTATGGCCACAGAACAGAGAGTTTTCCTCGCCATTGCGTGTTCTTCGGCACTACCAACGACGCGGAATTTCTAAGGGATAATACCGGCGGCAGAAGGTTCTGGCCGATCGATGTCGGACGGCGAACACCCACGAAATCCGTGTGGGATGATCTGCCCGGTGAGGTTGATCAGATATGGGCGGAAGCAATGGCCGCTTGGCAGATAGGAGAACCGCTGCGGTTATTGGGCGCAGCCGAAAAAGAAGCGCTGCAGCAGCAGGAATCCCACAGGGAAAGTCATGTTTGGGAAGGGCTGATTACGGAATTTTTAGAGCGGACTATACCCAAAGACTGGCAAAAATGGCCACTTGGCAGACGGTTGATGTATTGGCAGGACGCCTTGGTCGGGGGTGAGCTAGAAACGGTTGAGCGCGAGCGGGTGTGCGCCTTAGAGATATGGTGCGAATGCCTGGGCGAACAACGCAGCCGAATGAAACAGGCCGACACAAGGTTGATTAACAGCGTGTTAAGTAAAATCCCCGGATGGGAAAGAGGTAAAACCCCGGATCGATTTGGCGTGGATTACGGCGGTCAAAGAGGTTTTTATAAAGCGTCTACAGTTTATAATCTGTAGACAAAATCTGTAGACGCTTTTAGCTGGGGTTATACAAAAATGTCTACAGTTAAAAAATCAACTGTAGACGAAAAATCACCGCCGATAGCAGGTCTTATGATGTGTTTGTCTACAGATTATATAAATAATATAAAAAATATAAAAAACAGGCGATGTAGGCAGCATACACAGAGGCATAAAAGCAAAATATAAAACCCCCAGCATAATCGCCTAATTCGCCTGTTTTAGATAATATATAAAACCAACTGTAGACACTGTAGACAAAAATAATAACCCCAGCTAAAAGCGTCTACAGATTACGGGACAGTTTGAAAGGGAGGTTTGAAATGGCCGCTGAAAGAAATTTGGAGATATATTTGGTTGAACAAGTCAAAAAAGTCGGGGGCAGGGCGTATAAGTTTGTTTCGCCGGGCTATGCCGGAGTGCCCGACCGGATATGCGTTTTTCCCGGTGGGAAAATCGTATTTGTTGAGTTGAAAGCCGACGAAACCAAAAAGCCCACACCCTTGCAGCAATGCCAAATGAACAAGCTATTACAGCTTGGATGCGAGGTGCATTTAATTGGCAGTCGCGAGAAAGTAAACCAATTAATTAATTTTTACGGAGGCGCCGACCGTGATTTTTAACCCACACCCCTATCAAGCATATTGCATAGACCGAGTTACAGCCGATGCCGCTTTAGGTCTATACCTAGACATGGGGCTGGGAAAAAGTGTAATCACCTTGACTGCAATCAATGAGCTGAAATATTACCGTTTTGCGGTCAATAAGGTTTTGGTTATCGCGCCTAAAAAAGTAGCGGAAGCTACTTGGCAGCGGGAGTCAGCCAAGTGGGATCATCTGAAGCATTTACGCAGCAGCACCATATTAGGCAGCGAAAAACAACGATTGAGAGCTATATACGAGCCCGCTGATGTTTATATTATAAATCGCGATAATGTCTATTGGCTGGTGGACAAGCTGCGTAATGATTGGCCGTTCGACATGGTGGTGATAGATGAATCGACCAGTTTTAAAAACCACCAGGCTAAGAGATTCAAGGCTTTAACCTGGGTGCGGCCGCATATCAAGCGGATCGTTGAATTGACGGGTACTCCGGCGCCCAATGGGTTATCGGATTTGTGGGCGCAGCTGTTTTTGCTTGATGGCGGTGAGCGTCTTGGCACAAAAATCACCCATTTCCGCGAAAGGTATTTAGAGGCCGACGCCCGCAACGGGCAACAGGTTTTCAGTTATAAGCCTAAATCCGGGGCAGAAGCTGTAATACAAGAAAAAATCAGCGATATCTGCATCAGTATGAAGGCCGACGATTATTTGCAGCTGCCGGATATAACCTATGATGATATCCCGGTAAAGCTGAATCCTAAAGCCCAGACCCAATACGACGCAATGGAAAAAGAAATGCTGTTACAGGTAGACGAGCACGAGATTGACGCCACCAGCGCTGCGGCATTGAGCAATAAGCTGCTGCAGCTATGCAATGGCGCGGCTTATGACGATCAGGGCAAGGCCGTCGAGATCCATCGGTGCAAGATCGAGGCATTTATGGAGCTGCTGGAATCACTGGATGGTCAACCGGTCTTGGTCTTTTACAACTTCCGTCATGATTTAGAACGTTTGCAAAAGGAACTGGCCAAAACTAAACTGCGCGTCCGTCAGCTACGCACCGCCGCTGATGAAACCGCATGGAATAACCGTGAGATTGATATCCTTCTGGCGCACCCAGCGTCAGCTGCATACGGTCTTAATCTGCAGGACGGCGGTAATCATGTTATCTGGTTTGGGCTTAACTGGTCTTTGGAGCTGTATCAGCAGGCCAATAAGCGGTTGCACCGGCAGGGTCAAAAGCAAAAGGTAATAGTACATCATTTGGTGGTGACTGATAGCCGAGATGAGGACGTTTTGGCCGCGTTAGCTGATAAAGGAGATACCCAAGATAAATTAATAAACAGCTTGAAGGTGCGTATTGAGAAAATCAAAGGGAGGGCATAGGATGGACTGGAAGAGGGAAGCGGTGGACAAACTAAAAAACTACGAAGCCAAGAAAAGCAGCCTGGTAAGATCCACTGAGGAAATCAAGCGCCTGGAAGATCTATTGACTAATATCCGCAGCGCAACCACTGACGGCACGCCTGTTTCCGGCGGTGGCGGAAGCGGCCGTGAAAATGCATTGGTAAATAACATAGCCCTCCGGCAAGAATTGACCAGGGCAAGGAAAGATGCCGCGCGGTGGGTAAGGCTGGTAGACAGTGCTATGGACATGCTGGACGACCAGGAGCGGCTGATCCTTGATCGGTTTTACATACACCCGGCTAAAGGTAATGTGGATCGTTTGTGTGATGAGTTGGGCGTGGAGAGAACTAGGGTTTATGAGCGGAAAGATAACGCCCTACGCCATTTTACGCTGTCTCTTTATGGGATGACGGAGACTTAAAAAGAGCGGAAAAAAAGCGGATGATTTTTCAAAAAAGATGTGGTACAATGATATGAGTAAAAAAAATACAAAAGCCCAGCCGGGTTAAACGGTTGGGCTTTATTTATAGGGGCTGGATAAAATATCGCAGGATTATGCGGGGGCGGGGCGCAGGCAATAATAAAAGAATATTTTCACCTCTGATGATGTTATTTATCAGGGGTTTTGTTATATAAGGGGTGAGGAAAACGGCAAAATTAACAGCTAAGCAAGAGCGGTTTGTGGAGGAATATCTTGTTGACTTGAACGCAACACAGGCCGCTATTCGCGCGGGATATAGTACGGCTACGGCTGGGGCTATTGGCGCAGAAAACTTAAAGAAACCTCATCTTCGTGCGCGCATAGATGAGGCATTGGCTGAGAGATCGAAAAGAACCGGTATTAATGCCGATCGGGTTCTTCATGAATTGGGGAAAATTGCCTTTGTGAATGCTGCTGATGTAATCAATTTTGACAGTGCAGAGATTGCCAAAGGCGCCAGCCGCGATGATACGGCGGCGATCGCTTCGGTGAAGGTCAAGATTATTCCAATGGCCGACGGTGAAGGCGTCGAACGTGAAATCCGGATGGTCGACAAATTGAAGGCTCTCGAAATGTGCGGAAAACACTTGGGGATGTTCAAGGATAACCCGGATGCAACCGTACCGGTGACGGTGGTGATCAATTATGACTATGGCGGCGAAGGTTGAAATTAAATCGACCGCACAATTTAACCCTGCATTCCGCTCTGTCAATGATAGCCGAGCCAGATACCGGATACTGAAAGGATCAGCCGGTTCAGGGAAGTCGGTTAATATTGCCCAGGATTATATCGCGAAGCTGTCCGATCCTGTCTATGCCGGTGCTAACCTTCTTGTCGTTAGAAAAATCGAAGAAACGAACCGCGACAGTACATTTGCAGAATTGCAAGCCGCAATTTATAGAATGTTCGGTCAGTATTCGGATCAGTTTTGGAAGGTAAATCTTAATCCTCTATCCCTAGAATGTAAAATTACGGGGAATAAGATTATATTTCGTGGTGTAAAGGATCAGCGCCAACGCGAGAAAGTAAAATCTATCACATTCAAGCATGGAAAGTTGGTGTGGATATGGATTGAAGAAGCAACAGAACTTCTTTCCGAAGATATCGATATTCTAGATGACCGTCTTCGCGGAAATCTGGATGATCTGAACCCAAATCTGTATTATCAGATCACCATGACTTTCAATCCGGTTTCGGCTACACACTGGATTAAAGCCAGATACTTTGACAGAGCCGATCCGGACGTCCTGGCGCACCATTCAACATACAAAATGAATCGCTTCATCGATCAGGCATATTTCCGCCGCATGGAGAGGCGTGCTATTGAAGATCCTGAAGGATATAGGGTTTACGGCTTAGGTGAATGGGGTGAGCTGGGCGGACTGATTATTACCAATTTTGAAGTTCATTCTTTCCCGACTACGCGTGAAAACTTTGACACGTTTTATTATGGCCAGGACTTCGGATTCAACCACGCAAACGCAATTCTTGGTGTTGGGCAAAAAGATGGCGAACTGTTTATTTGTTCGGAGGTCTATTGCTTCGAAAAAGATACTGAAGAAATTATTGGTCTGGCAAGGGCGGCGAAGATAGATCCACGCGTGGAAATGTTTTGTGATTCGGCAGAACCGGATAGAATCAAGACTTGGCAGAAAGCCGGATTCCGTGCCTATCCGGTAAAAAAGGAGCAAGGAAGTGTCAAGGCTCAGATTGACTTCCTTAAATGCCGCAAGATTCACATACATCCTTCCTGTGTGAACACATTGAAAGAAATGCAGCAATGGAAGTGGAAAAAGGATCCATCTTCTGGTCTTTATATAGATGAACCGGTTGAATTCATGGACGATGCAATGGCTGCTCTCCGTTATTCCGTCGAAAGAATCCGCCGTGGTTCATCAATCGAAGTTTTAAAGTGAGGTGAAAAGCGTGGCTGAACTGACCGCCATGGATCAGATAAATGTAATTTTAAATAGCCCAAATAATACTACTATGTCATTGGCTAAGATTATCGGCGAGGAAATAAAAGAATTTAAGGGTTCTGAGCAGTACAAAATCATGGTTGAAGCAGAACTGTATTACAAGAACAGATCAGATGTACAAAGCAAGACAAATGATGTTGCTAACCGTTCCAATTGCAGGATTGAACATCCGATCTTAAAAAAGCTGATTGATCAAAAGGCAAACTATCTTCTTTCAAAGCCGTTTACCGTTGATACGTCAAACGTTACATATGACCAAGCACTGAATAAGATCTTCGACCGCATATTTAGAAGAAAAATAAAGTCACTTGGAAAAGGTGCTGTCAAATCCGGTATCGCCTGGATCCAGCCGTATTTTGAAGATGGTAAGCTGGCATTTATGCGGATCCCTTCGACTGAGCTGATTCCTTTATGGAAAGACGCGGAACGGACAAAACTAGATGCTTTCATTCGCTTTTATGACCAGGTGATATATATTGGCAACCGTAAGCACACTATCACACGTGCGGAGTTCTGGTTTTCCGGTGGGGTTAAATGGTTTGTTACTGATCCCGATAACAGAAACATCTTCAATATCGACAAAGAGCATGGCGACGAATCGAACAACTATACGGAAAGTCACTTTGTTGTTGGCGATAAGCCTTTTAACTGGGAAGAAATCCCTATTGCTTGGCTGAAATATAACGAAGAAGAACTACCCCTTTATTATTTCATCAAAGACCTGATTGACGATATCAACTGGCAGACGTCTGTTACGGCCGATGTCCTTCGGGATGTGGCAAAATTCATCTATATCCTGAAAAACTATGGTGGTCAGGACTTGGCCGAGTTTCTGAAGGATTTAAAGGAACATCTGGCAATCAAGGTTACCACTGATGGAGGAGTCGACAAGCTGCAAGCGGATCTGAATATTGATGCTGTTATGGCCTTCCTGGACAAACAGCGGCGTGATGTTTTTGACTTTGCTGCTGCTGTAGATACCAAGGATCCAGAACTGGGAAATGCCAGCGGAACAGCAATCAATTTCCGATATATGGATCTTGATGCCGACTGTGATTCCCTGGGAACAGAATTGAAGGACACCTTCCAACGATTGAAAGTTTTTATTGATGTTTATCTTCAGATCACCGGCCAGGGTGACTTCACCAATGAAGAATATGACATCATCTTCAACATGGATCTTCCTGTCAACGAAACCGATGTAATCAACAATGCAAAAACAAGCGAAGGCATCATATCAAAGCTTACTATTCTTCAAAATCACCCTTGGGTACCTGATGCAGATGAAGAATTGGAACGCATTGACAAAGAAAAGAAGGCAGCTATGGAGGAATACGGCGAGGGACTATTTAGTGATGCCATGGGCGCGAATGCCGGAGCCGATACAGGTACAGTCATGAACGGTGGTGGAATAAATGGTTAGCGATAAGGAATACTGGATTCAAAGGGCTATAACTCGCGAACATGAATCTTATCTTCGTGGTGCCGGACTTTCCCTGAAAGTATTCATGGAATATGAGCAAGCGGCAAAGGCGATCAGGAAAGAGGTGAATGACTTTTATGCCAAATATGCCGGCAAATACGGATTGTCATATGAACAGGCTGTCCGTCTTCTGAACCGAAAGGAGTTTCAAGAATGGAAAGCAGGGCTGGCAGATTATGTAGCCTGGATTGCCAAAATTCAAGATGACAATGTCAAGAAAGTTTTAACAGCGCAGCTTGATGCCTTATCTATAAACAGTTCTATTACGAGGCTGGAAGCGTTACAGGGGCAGATCAACATGATCCTGAATGATCTGTATGAAAAAGGTGTAGCTCAGATGAAAGCGGAATTTGGCGACGCTTATGTAGAGGAGTATTATAAAAAATCATTTGATATTCAATCCAGAGCTGGATTTTATAATGAGATAGCCAAAATTGATGCAGGAATGATAGAAACAATCGTTTCCTATCCTTGGTCAGGCGCTATGTTTTCAGAAAGATTGTGGCAAAACAAACAAGCACTTTTGTTCAATACCCGTGAAATAATCACACAGGGATTGATTCAGGGGAAAAGTATCAGCGTTATGTCTAAGGCACTGTCTGACAAAATGGGGCAATCCTACAAGAATGCGGAACGCCTGATACGAACGGAAACCGCCCATATTCACAATGAAGCTGACAAGGCCGCATATACTGCCGCCGGGGTAGAAGAATATGAGTTTATGGCCACGTTGGACTTTCTCACAAGCGAAATATGCGGCAGCCTTGATGGTAAGCATTTTCTTGTAAAGGATGCGCAGACAGGAGTTAATTTCCCGCCCATGCATCCTAATTGCAGGTCTACAACAGTCGAATATGATCCGCATGATGCTATGGACTGGTACAATTCCGGAAAGCCTATGCCGAAGCGAACGACATATCAAGAGTGGTATGATGAGCAAACGGCTGCAAACGGACAGGGATATGTTGAAGCCGAACGCAAAAAGGCATATAATAGAGTTGCAGACTTGGAGCAGTTTGAAAGCTATACTGAACGACTTGGTTCTGACGCGCCAGCCGACTTTGACACATTCCAGACTATGAAATACAGTCAGCCGGAAGCCTGGGCGGAAACAAAGTTATTTTATTCATATAAGGGGCGCGTTCCGGAAGCCACGAAGAAAGACTTTGGCCTGTATCAGAAAATCAAAAGTTCGGGTGTTTATGGAACCGTTCGCGTTCCACCGGCGTCGATTGACACGTCGACACTGTGGTTCAATGCGGATCACGTCATAGACCACGGGCACAGTGCAACCGAAGCGGACGCGAAGTCATTCATTGAAAACGCCGTCTTTTCCCTGAAACGGAAACACTGGACCGGTGACGTATTCACGAACTACTATTCAACCGAAGGCGCGGCCTATGTGCTGACAGCCGAAAACGAAATCAGAACCGCCTTCAAACGTGACCAGTTCAAGGGACGCATGAAGGACGCTATGGAGGTTATCGAAAATGGAAAATAAGAAGTGTTTCTGTCCTGTCGCGAACAAGGAAATTGACGCCAATGATTGCTTCGACGCCGCCCTGGTATTCGAAGAAATGTCCCCTTTGTCCGAACTTCCTGAATATATGAAGTTCACCGACAAGAATCAAGAAATCTGTTTGAAGTGCAAATATCACCCAAATTAAACGTCGCCAACTGAGCGGCGTTTTCTTATATTATTTTTGTGATTAGGGCGTTACCTTTTTAGGTGGCGTCTTTTTTATATAATCTAACCGCATCCGTCCGGTGACCAGGCGGAACCGCAAAGCGTGTGGGAGTCACGATAAAAATAGCGGAAGAAAGGAGTAAAAATGATATACGAAAGTATCAAGGATATTCTGGGGGAAGACTTGGCGAGCAAAGTCGAAGAAGCATTGAAAGGCAAGGGTAAAGACGGAAAGGATGTTGATCTGGTAGTTGGCAATGACGGAACATTCGTTCCGGCTGATAAGTTTGATGCTTTAAAGACTCAGTCTGTCAGTGCAGAAAAAGCATTGAAGGCTGCCGCTGATGCGCTTAAGGCGATTGGTGGCTCCGGTGATCCCGCAAAGATCTCCGAAGACGTGAAGACCGCCCAGGAAACAATCAATACTCTGCAAACGAACCATGCAACAGAGATCAAGAAAATTCAGAAGAATACAGCATTAAAAATGGCGCTAACCGGGCAGGCACATGACCCGGCTGACATCATTTCTCTTCTGGATTTGGAGAAGATCGAAGTCGATGATTCAGGGACATTAAAGACAGATATTGAAGATTTTTTGAAACCTATCAAGGAAAGCAAGGCCTATCTGTTCAAGGCGCCTCCTGAGCAGAACCCGGATATTAAGGGGGCGAAACCTGCAGAACCCGGCGGTTTACCGGCAAAAGCTGCGCCGGAAGGACCTGTTATTTTCTAACACAAACAACTTTTTGAAAAAGAAAGGATTGATTAACAATGGCAAGAACAAAAGCAATTTCCTTGATCCAGTCCGGTTCGACTAAAGTCGATTTGAAAGAAATTTCCGGTCTTGTGATCGAAAATATCCAAAAGGGAACATTGTCCAGTGGACTGAAGTCCCAGGCCTACACCGGAAACCCCGCTGCAGGTTCTGTTGAATTCAAAAGATTCAAGAACAGTGCTTCTAAGGTATATGGAACAGCAAGAGCCGCCGGAGCCGGTGACAAACTGACAATTCCGCCTACTACCGTAAATCTTGACCAGCACAGAGAAATCGTTGAAGAAGCCGCAAAGTTCGATCTTGACACTTTTGGTGTCGGAAACATCATGGCCAGACGTGCAGATAACCACGTAGACACTGTTGTCGCAGAACTTGATGAAGAATTCTTCCGGACTGGCGTTATAGTCGGCGTATCCTATGAACCAGCTTCCGGCATGGATACTATCGAAAAGAAACTGGAAGACATGATACAGAGACTCGAAACTGTGAAGAATGACTATGTCAGGGGTATTCCTAGAAACATCATGTGCATAGTGTGTTCCCCCTCGTTTTACGGTGAAATCAGAAATTATCTGGATAAGAGTGTGAACAACGCCAATGTCGACACGGCGGCCGAAGACTTCGCGATTTTCCACGGCGTCAGAACCTATTCCAGCGTTTATCTCCCTAACGGCATCGACGCTGTACTGATGATCGAAGGTGCTATCGCCCAACCTGTCGTGACCTATCCTTACAAGGAACCTGAAAAGATTCCGCTTTCAAACGACTACGGCGTGGCCATGTTCTATGACTACGGAACAAAAGCCCTTACCCCTGACCTAATCTTCTTTTATGAGAAAGGTGCAGGCACTCTCGGAACCTTGACAGTGACATCCACTGATGCAGAAGCGGCCGGAAATACAGTGATTGCTGTTGCAGAAGTGGCACTTCCTGGACGTAAGCTGGTCTATAAGACTGCTACTTCTACCGCGCCGACTGTCGCATATAACGACGTATTGACTACCGGTTGGACGGATCTTCCGGCTTCTGGTGAGATCACAGCAACCAACGGACACAAGATAACCGTTGCCGAAGTTGACGTTGATGACAACAAGGCGAAGAAGGCTGGAAATGCGACGATTGTCGTTGCATAATCTTATAATAAAGGGGGGTGGGAAGCGTGTTGCAGGAGATTCTTGATTCTCTGAATGGGTTGACTGAGCTTGAAAAGAATCAAATTTTGAGTGTTCTTTTGACGCCCACCTTTTCTAGGCTTGAAAAGGTAAGAATTCTTTTGGGGATCACAGATATAGATCATGATGAATTTCTAAAATTCATCATTCAAACAATTGAGGATATGGTGCTATCGTATACCGGTCAGGAGGCGCTTCCCGCACCCCTTGAAAAGGTTCTTGTTGTTATGTCGGTAAGCTACTACAAAGCCGCCGGACTGGGTAATGAGCAGGCCGCTGTCGGCCCTGTGGCGTCCGTGAAGCGTGGTGACGTGACTACTTCCTTCGCCAACGCTTCCGGTGCTTCTGGATCGTCACAAACATTCAATATGGGTACTGATAGCGGCGATTTCTTCGGCTGGAAAACTGTCTTGAACGAGTACCGAAAATTAAGGTGGTGATTTTATGGCTTTCGGAAATGTGTCCGCCGAACGTGCGGCACTTGAAGCAACCTACGAAGACACCGCCACAATATCAAGAACAGCCCCGACGCGCGGAACAAACAACCTATCAACGTCGGTTCTTGGCGGGGTATGTGATGAAATCATTTGCGCGCTTTCGCTTTCGGGTTCTGACAAAAGCGGGCAAACAAAAGCACAAAACACGATTGACTATGACGCTGTTATTTTCTTTCCTCCCAACCTTACGATCCTTCCTGGTGACAGTATCGCGGTAAAACGTTTCGGAAGGGACAACGCGAACAGCACAGTCCTATTGAATTATGAAGCTGTTGGCCGCCCGTCCCTTTATCCTACACACCAGGAAGTAAAGGTCAAGGACGGTGATCTGGCGTGAGTGTTGATAGAAAAGATATGGTCGCCTTCCAGGCCGCTATTGAAGCCGCTCGTAATGATGTACCTGAATTTATGGACAAATGCGCCATAGGCGAAGGTGTGTACGCACGAGATCAGGCGCGTAAAATCTGTACGGACGACAAGATCGTCAACAATGGCGATTATCGTCGTAACTTCAAGAGTGGTTCAAAGGCTCTTCGTGCCGGGCAGTCGTACAAGATTGACGTCTATAACAATCTTGACTACGCCAAACACCTTGAATACGGGTTCCGTGGTCACTTCGTGCCTGGACACTGGGAAGGTAAATCTTTTGTATATCAGCGCAATGATCCAGCCGGGGGAATGTATGTGAAGTTTCACCGGGGGCATTTCACCCTTCGTCGTGCGATTAAAAGGACTAAAGACTCCCAGGAAGCGCGTCTTCGCTACAAGCAAGAACAGTTCTTCAATGACCATGGACTGGGAAAATAAGGAGGAACCACTATGACCTTGAACCGCTTCCTTGAAGCTGTCGCCATGAAACTGGTTGGATTGTGGCCTGATCGCCATGTGTTTGTCAATGAAATACCAAAGGATGCGGACGGAAGCTTTTTTGTCGGTGTTATTGAAGCTACGCAGGAAAGAAAACTGGATCGTAGGCGAAAACGCCATGTTCAAATCGAGGTTTTGTGTTTTCTTGCATCTAAGGATAATCTGGAATTTAACGACTGGGCTGAATCAATGATTGATAATTTCGAAGCGTTGTCAGTGTATGAAAAGTCGGTTATAGAAGCAGATACCGAAACCGAAGTATTCCGAACTGTTAGGCTGACTAATATCAGTACCAGAAAGGACAATGATAGCCGTGTATTCCAATTCCTTTTCGATGCTGACTTCTATTTCGTTATTACTGGCGAATCTATCCCAACAATGTACTATCTTGATCAGAACAACACGATCAGATCGGAGGTAATTTAATGGCAAAGAGTAAAGCAACAGCCGCCGCGGCTGACCAGGCACCGGACGAAGCTGTTTACGCAAAAGAACAACTGGTCAAGTGTAAGACCCTGGGCCTCCCTGTCGACGCCGTTTCGGCGATCCTAAAGGACGACCAGACCTACACGAAGGAACAGGCTATCAGCCTTGTTTCTGCATTTCTTGAAAGGAAGGTATAGTCTATGCCTATTGGTGGTGGTACTTTTACAGTACAAAACAAAATCCTTCCAGGCGCGTATATCAATTTTATAAGCCTTGGAACAAACGCGAAAATGGGAACCCGTGGCGTTGCCGCCCTTCCGTTGGAATTGAACTGGGGTCCTGATTCTGGGGTCTTTGAGATCACAGCAACAGACTTTAACAGTACCAGCTTGAAGGTGCTTGGTTACGATCCTACTGACGCCAATATCCTACTTGTACGCGAAGCAATGAAACGCGCTAAGTCCCTTTTGATTTACCGCGTGAACGGCGGCGGTACAAAGGCAAGTGCAACCGTCGGCGGTATGGTTGTTACCGCGAAGTATGGCGGAACCCGCGGTAATGATATTAAAGTGGCCGTTATTACCAACGTAGACGACTCCACAAAGGTTGATGTTGTGACCTACCTTGACGGCATGGAACTTGATTCTCAGACCGTAGTCAAGACAACCGGTTCGGCTAACCTGGTAGCGAATGACTTAATTTCCTTCGGAACGGCGGCATCTCTATCTACTGCAATAGCTACGTCCCTTACAGGTGGCACAAACGCAACCGTAACCGCTACAAAGCATACGGACGCCCTTACAGCCTTTGAAGTAGAAACATTCAACGTGATCGGCTATCCTGGCACTGACGAAGGAATCAAGTCCCTTTATGCGGCATTTGTTAAGCGTCTTCGTGACGATGAAGGAAAGAAGATCGTCGGCGTTCTCTATGGCTATGAAGGCGACAATATGGGGCTTATCAATGTGAAGAACGGCGTTGTCTTAAAGAACGGCGTAACGATCACAGGCGATAAGACTGTGGCCTGGGTGACTGGTGCTTCCGCTTCTGCTAACGTCAATGAATCCCTTACAAATACAGCCTATGACGACGCTGTGGACGTGGACATTAAATATACAAAGTCCCAGTTTGAAACCGCAATCCAGAGTGGAGAATTCGCCTTCTATGCCGATTATGGGAAGGCTCGTGTCCTTACAGATACTAACAGCTTGACCACGATCGGAAACGGCGTATCAAGCGACTGGACATCAAACCGCGTAGTTCGTGTGATGGACGGCTGGGCGAACGATGTAGCTTCCATTTTCGGAAAGTCTTATCTTGGCCTTATAACCAACAGTGACACAGGCCGCCAGCTTTTCAAAGCCGATTTGGTCAGCCTTGCTTTACAGTACCAGTCTATTGACGCGATAAGCAACTTCGATTCTGGCGACATTACAATTGCCCAGGGTGACGGAACGCGTGATGTTGCTGTCAACTGTGCTTTACAGCCGAATGACAGTATGGAAAAGCTATATATGACCGTCGTTGTAAACTAAGAAAGGGGTGAAATACAGTGAAAACTTTGAATGCACCTGATACTATTTCCGGCAAGGCAGGCCGTGCTTACGCAAAGATTAACGGGAACAATGAAGAATTGTTCTACGCTAAGGCGGTAGAAGCCACGGTCGAAAAGGCAAAGTCAGAGGTTAAAGCGATCGGCAAACGAATGACAGGCCACAAGACAACAGGCGCGAGCGGGAGCGGATCAATGACCCTTTACTACATAACGCCTTTATTCCGTCAAATGGTGAAGAAATGGAAGGACACCGGCATCGATGAGTATTTCGATATGGTGATAGAAAACGACGATCAGGAATCTTCCGCCGGTAAACAGTCCACCCTTCTTATGTTTTGTAATCTAGATTCTGTCATTCTTGCAAAACTTGACGGCGATTCTGACGATCCGCTTGACGAAGACGTGGACTTCACTTTCGAAGACTTCGACATTCTGACACCGTTCACATCATTCTAAAAGGAGGAAAATAAAACGGGTAAATTACAAGATTTTCTTATGACAAACACTGAACCGTCACAGGTTACAACGGAAGTTGAAATCAGCCAGTTTCCGGTTCCGTTCACGATCATGTCTATTACGGAGGGAGAAAACAAAGCTCTTCGTAAGTCTTGTCAGAAGACTACCTTCGACAAGAAGACGCACCAAAAACAGACTGAAACAGACCAGGACCTTTATAATAACCGCCTTGTGGTGGCTTGTAGCGTCGATCCTAACTTCAAGGACGCTGACCTTCAAGCAAAGTATGGCGTTATCGGCGCGGAAGCACTTATCGACGTACTTTTGAAGCCCGGTCAGTTTATTGATCTTCTTCTGGCCGTTCAGGAGGTCAATGGTTTTTCTGATGATGTCAATGATTTGAGGGATGACGCAAAAAACTAATAACGGGGGGCGAAAATGACTCAGACGCAGACGGCGAATCGGTCTACGCTCATTACGCTCTCCATCGTCTTAAAATCCTTCCCGGTATGCTTATGGCCCTTCCGCTTCGTGAAAGGGCCTTTATCTATGCTTCGATTGATCTTCAAATAGAGAAAGAGAAAAAAGAAGCTGCAAAATCAAACCGGCAGAAGGGCAAGAAAGGCAAGAAAGGCAGGTGAATATCTTGGCAGGCGTAGCTACACAGATGGCAATCCGGGACAGAATGTCTTCTGTATTAAATCGTATTGCAAACAATACTGCAAAGGTTAATCGCGCGCTGGAAACTACTGACCGGCTTTCTGATAGCGTAAACCCGGCTGCAAAATTTGATAAAACGGCTACGGCGGTCAATCGTGCATCCGGGCAGATGGATAATTTCAATCAAAAACAACAGCAAGCAGAGAATGTTGCAAATGAAGTCAAAAGCGCTTGGGGCGGTGTCGGTAATCTAATAAGAACAGCTGTTGCTGCTTTCGGTGCAAAACAGATCATAAACCTTGCCGACGGCATGACGCAAACGACCGCGCGACTTGATTTGATCAACGACGGTCTTCAAACAACCAAGCAGCTGCAAGACAAAATTTTTGCTTCGGCGAACCGTTCCAGAGGGGCGTACCAAACAAACGCTGACGCTGTTGCAAAGCTTGGTATTCTTGCCGGCGACGCCTTCACTAGTAACGACGAAGTGATCGCATTTACTGAACTGATGAACAAGAATTTCGTAATTGGTGGCGCCGGTATCCAGGAACAAACGTCTGCAATGTACCAATTAACGCAGGCAATGGCCGCGGGAAGGCTGCAAGGCGACGAATTCCGTTCAATTATGGAAAACGCGCCGCTGCTGGCTCAGTCAATAGCAGACTATATGGGGAAAACGACAGGAGAATTGCGGGAAATGTCTTCCCAAGGTCTTATCACGGCCGACGTGATTAAAAATGCCATGTTTGCGGCGGCCGAAGAAACGAACAAGAAGTTTGCTGAAATGCCGATGACCTTTTCGCAGGTCGGAACGATTATCGGAAACATGATGCTTAAAACGTTTCAGCCGGTAATCCAGACTATCGGCAAGGGCGCGCAGTTCATTTATGATAACTGGTCAGCAATCGAGCCGATTTTCTGGGGCGTAGCCGCTGCTGCAGGTTCTTATTTGATCATAAGCAAAGCACAAGCTGTTTGGACGGCAATAAACACAGTTGGAACGCTTGCGTACAACGTTGCGCTAATGGCAAAGGCAATTGTGATGGGAATTGTAGCGATTGCTACTGGTAACGCTACATTGGCGCAGCAGGCTTTAAATACTGCTATGCTTGCTTCACCTATTGGCTTGATTGCGCTGGCAATCGGGATATTGATAATGCTAATCTACAAATGGGTTCAGTCTGTCGGAGGCATTCAAAATGCCTGGCTGATTGCTACAAATTCAATTATGACTGCCTGGGATTGGGTCAAGATAGGATTCTTCACAGGCATCTATTGGGTTCTTGGTTTGTGGGACAAGTTAGTCTTGGGAATCATGACCGCAAGCACAGCCATTCAGAACTTCATGGGTGATATGAAGTCCGGGGTTCTTACGAGTCTTCAAAATATGGTGAATGGCGCTATCTCTATCATAAATGGATTTATTAACACACTGAACAAAATTCCTGGTGTGAATATCGGCCTTATCGAACAGGTCACATTCGGGGCTACGGCGCAGCTTGAAAATGAAGCCGCAAAATCGGCCAGAGCGTCAGACCTTGCCGCTTTCCAGAAGAAGATCGAAAGTCAGATAGCGAAACGCGATTCCGCCCTTTTAACTATGAAGGCGGACGCAAGAAAGGCAACAGCCGACCGACAAAAAGCCATTGCCGAAGCAAAACAAGCGTCAGCCGAAAAAGGAAGCGGCGCTGGTTCTGGTATGGACATCGGAAACGTCGATTCCGTCGGTTCTGTTGGTTCTATTGAAAGCGACATCAATATTGCCGAAGAAGACTTGAAATTCCTTCGCGACGTGGCTGAAATGCGCTACGTTCAAAACTTCGTTACCCTGACCCCTACTGTCGCGGTAGATGCAAAGATCAGCGAAAAGGTCGATGTTGATGAAGTTGTCAGAAAGATTGAAACAAAGCTGGAAGGTGAATTCGTTGCAGCGGCGGAAGGGGTGTATAACTGATGAGCAAATACCGAATGACTTTGATTATCGGTGGGCAGGAAATAAATATTCCCGTACTCCCGGAAAAATTGAATGTATCTTCTCCGGGAAAAAATGAGCTGGCAACCGTTCTTGAATTGGGTGAAGTCCTTCTTCTCCGGAAAAAGGGTCTTCGAATATTGGCTTGGGAAAGTTTTTTCCCCGCCGCAAAGGCACCGTACACCACAGGGCGAATCAAGAACCCAATCAGTATTGTCCGGGTTATTCAGAAAGCCCGGGACGACAAGGATCCTGTTCGTTTTTTAATAACTGGAACAGACCTTGACTGCAATATCAGAATGGGGATTGAGTCGTTTGAATATGAAGAACGGTCAGGAGAATTGGGCGACCTGTATTATACGATCAAACTTTATGAGTGGAAAGATATTTCCCCGAAACGGATCGCCCTTCCGGAAAAGCAGGAAGAACCTGCAACTGTTCAGGAGCCAGCTCGCGCCAAGGATCCTGAACCGGCAACCAAAACCTACACCGTGAAGTCCGGGGATTGCCTGTGGAATATTGCGAAACAGTTCTACGGCAAAGGGAGCGACTACACGAAAATCTATAATGCAAATAAGGGGATAATCGGGGCCAACCCGAACCTGATTTATCCCGGGCAGGCGTTCATCATACCATGAGTATTGCTATTCTTTATCAAAACAACGTTACCGGCGGCGCGTTTGATATAACCGAGCTTGTCAGTGGCGCAAAATGGACAACAAAACGGTCGGGTTCCCCCGCCTCCCTAGATCTAACTATTATTGCCGATGACACTGTTGTATGGTCGCATGGAGGAATTATCGCACTAAAAAACAACGACACCGGTCTATTCTATGGCTATGTAGTAAAAATCAGCAGGAATGAAAAAGAACAAATATCCGTCCTGTGCTATGATCAGACCTGGTATTTGAAAAAAAACAAGGAAACTTATGTTTTCCACGGGCAGCGTGCCGACCAGATTCTGACCCAAATAGCGGCTGACTTTGAATTGGAAACCGGGGAGCTGGCAAATACCGGTTATGCTATCCCGTCTATGATCGAGGACGGGCAGACCCTTTTCGATATAGTCCTGAAAGCGATTGACTACACATTGATCAATACCGGGAAAATGTTTGTACTGTGGGATGATTTCGGACAGCTGACTTTGACCGATATTGAAACAGCGAAGCTGGATCTGTTTGTGGGTGACAAAAGCCTGGCGACAGGATACACCTATGAAAGCGACATAGACTCCAACACATACAACAAGATCAAGCTGGTTAAGAATAACAAGACTACCGGCAAACGGGACGTTTATCTGTTTCAGGATTCAAATAACATTAACTTCTGGGGTATTTTGCAAGACTATGAAGTTGTGGATGAAAGCATGAACGAAGCACAGATCAAAGAACGTGGGGATAAAATGCTGGAGTTATACAATCGGCCAAAGCGATCCTTCAGTGTCAATGCAATCGCGGACCTTTCCGTTCGAGCAGGGAGAGCCTTATATATCGGCATAGGAGCTGTTGGCATCAGTTCCTTTTTTATTGTTGAGGAAGCTACCCACGATCTGCTAGATGAAACTATGGATTTGAAGTTAAAGGTGGTGTGATGATTCAGCGGCCGAAATCAAGCTGTTTGACTCTGAAAGGGCGGTGGATACGGTGAAAATTCCTGAAACAATCAGGTTAAACGGAATTGAATTTTCCGTTGAACTTTGCGATAACCTGAACGATGGCGATAAGGTTCTTTTTGGTGATGTGACCTATGGGATGGCGCGAATTCGCTTGAATTCTACCAATCAGGAACATCAACGAATGTGTGTTACGTTGTGGCACGAAGTTTTTCACGCCGTTTGTGAAATGAACGGTGTTGAACTTGGTGATGACGAAGAACGTATTATTGACGCTTTCGCCTTTGCTACTTATCAGGTGTTGCAGGATAACGGCGGGAGGCTGTTTGACCTAATAAAGGTGGTGTGATATGGGTATTCTTGACACTATGAAGCAAATTGCACAGCAAACAAATGATGTTAATGTTCCGGCTGCTTTTATGTTTGGCACAGTGACGTCAACCTCTCCACTGACAATTCGTGTTGACAATCGGTTTGACATTACCGGTGATGCTATTGTCCTTATGAAAGAGTTCAAGGCTGGTTATTATCCAACGCACTACCATACAGGGGTTAAGGACTCTCCTCATACCCAGTCAACATCTGGCGGAAGCGGTGAAGCGGCGTTTGCCGAGCATACTCACATACTGAAAAATAATTACCAGACCAACACGGATGAATCGTCTGAATATTATTATGGGTTGGCGGTGGGCGATAAGTTAGTTCTGTTTAGGAATCAGGGCGGGCAGTCGTTCCTGGTTATGGGAAGGGTGTGAGCTGGTGATTCCAAAAGCAACAATGATTAAAATCGGGCAGGAAGTGAAAGTACAGACTTCTGCCGAAACCCCGACACGGACTTTCAAGATAAATTTGGATGCTGGTCATGTAGGCGGTTTTATTGATAATACAGAAGCAATGAAACAAGCTATTTATAAAATATTGCAAACTGAACGATTTCAATACTTAATCTATTCTTGGAACTATGGCATAGAGTTGACCGCCGTTGTCGGTAAAAGTTATCCGGTGTTTGCAAGTGAAATCAAAAGAGTTGTTCGCGAAGCACTTCTGGCGGACAGTCGGATTACCGACATAACAGATTTTGAAGTTGCTCAAATCAATAAAAGAACTGCTTCGGTGAAGTTCACGGCTGAAACAGTTTTCGGGGAAATCTTTATTGAAAGGGAGGTGGGGATCAGTGTATGAAGATATGACATTTGAAAATATTATGTCACGCTGCCTTAATCGTGTTGCAGCTTCTATTGATAAACGTGAAGGATCCGTCGTGTATGATGCAATAGCACCGGCAGCTGCAGAATTGGCGATACTGTATATCGAACTGGCCTATCTAATGGATAGGGCATTCCCTGATACGGAAACCGGCGACGACCTGACAAAGAAGGTTAGTGAAAGAAGCATATTCCGCACAGCAGCCACGGGCGCGATCAGGAAAGGCTATTTTGAAGATGGTTCCGGAAATGCTATGGATATCCCGATCGGCACACGTTTTTCCGGCGGATCCCTGAACTATGTTGCGACAGAGAAGATTGCCGGCGGGCAGTTCAAGATGCTGTGCGAAACTGCAGGTGTGGTGGGCAATCAATACCAGGGCGTTCTGTTCCCGATCGACTTCGTGGGCGGTCTTGGCGCTGCGCGGTTGGCCGATATCCTGATCAATGGCGAGGATGAAGAAAGCGACGCCGACCTTTATGGCCGTTATCTGGAAAGCCTGAAATACCAGGCATACGGTGGAAATAAAGCCGACTATAAGATGAAGGTTGAACTCATTCAAGGCGTTGGCGCCGCAAAGGTTACCCCCGTCTGGAACGGCGGCGGAACAGTGAAGATTATTTTTATCGACAGCGATTGGGGAGTGCCGCCTTCTGAGCTTGTTGACAGTGTTCAAACAGCCGTCGATCCTGTGGCCAATCGGGGCGTCGGCAACGGTATCGCACCGATTGGCCACGTTGTTACAGTCGAAGGTGTCGCCGGTGCAACAATTAATATAGCTTTCACGTTGACGTTATCTTACGGTGAAACTTGGGCAGCCGTACAGGAAGCGGTAACAGCATCGATCCAATCATATTTTAGCGAATTAGCGAGAATTTGGGCTGATAATGAAAGCTTGATTATCCGCGTCAGCCAGATCGAAACGAAAATCCTGAACATTGAAGGTGTTATTGACATTGCCGAAACCACGATCAACGGAGGGTCGGCGAATATTGCTCTTGACTCAGCGTCTATTCCTATTCTGGGGGTAGTGACAAATGGAGCTTAAAAACTATTGGCCACGCTACATTCAGGAATTGGTCGAGTTCCAGCAGATCGCGAGGGCAGAACAACCTGAATTTGAACAGGCTGCACATGATGTCAGAAAAGCTGCTTATGATTTCTTTCTGGTCAGCCTGACCGAATATGGGTGTAGCCGTTGGGAAAAGATTATGGGTATTTCTGTTGAGCCTAGCTGTACTTTGCAGGACCGCAGGGATAGGATACTGCTTAAATACCTTGATCATACCCCTTATACCTACAGAACCCTTTTGAAATACCTGAACACGGTCAGCAAAGATGTTACCGTCAATCTTGATAATGATGCATACAGCCTATTCATCCGAATTGCCCTGGAAGGGCATAATCAGCGCGATACGCTACTTGCGGTATTAAGGCAAATGATACCCGCAAACCTGGTGTTACAAACTCAGATAAAAATACCTCAACAGGTAACGCACCTACAACCGATTGCGGTCGTGGGAATGAAGCAAATTACAATACACAGACACATGGGGGTGGTATAGTGGCAAATTATAAATCAACCATAACAGATGTTGGTGCAGAAAAATTAACTAATTTTTTGGCTAATGGGTTGGAGTTGGTGTTATTCAGGGCGGGAGCGGGTGATGGCGTCAGCGAATTAAGCCAAAACACATTGACAGCGTTGGTTAACCCATTAGAAATAGATATTGCTTTGGCCGACAAAGAATATATTAATGGTGAGATAAGATTATCAATCCAAATCAGCAACTATGAGTTGCTCGAAACGGTGTATATCAGGGAAATAGGAATTTATGCTCTTGATGAAAACGGTCAAGAGTTTTTGTTTGCCTATTCATGGCTTGATGGTGAAGACAGCGATAATATCATCCCGATCAGTCAAAGTGCCGATATCGCCGACACGATACATGTCCACGATGTGGCATTTGTTATAACAAATCAGGAAAATACCATCATCACAGTAAATGTTGGCGGTAATAGTTATGTTACCGAAGTCAGAATGATGACGTATGCCGCACCCATGGAGCACAATCAACCCGCCAGCACAGTCACCGAAAGCATAGGCGCAACTGTCGAAGAGCATCAACGCGAACAAGATTATGCTATACAAGGATTGCGTGAACAGCTTGATACAGGTTTTACCGGCACAACTGTAATTCATGCCTTTGTACCTGAACAACTTCCACAATGGAAAGGGTATGATGGCAGTGGTTTACCGGAAGGTGTGCTGGATACAGCCACAAACAGACTTTATCTGTAATTATCTCAATACTTAGATTGGAGTGTATAACTTATGGCACAATTACTATCCGCTTTGCCTGTTGGTGCTGTTGTCAAGTCAATAAACACGAAGTACAACGGCGCGGTGATTAGATGGATTGTGGGTCACCATGAGCCCGACCATGTGAAACTTGTGACTGAAAAAATCATTTCATTAAAATGTTTTGACGCAAAAGAGTCATCAAACCCAAGTAGTGTACGCCAGGATAGCGGAAATAATCGTTACAGCCAGTCAAATATTGACCAATGGCTTAATAGTTCAGCCGGGGCGGGGGTCTGGTACAGCGCGCGTCACAGTTACGATAAGCCGCCCAGCAATACATATGTATGGTCTAACTACAATGAGTATGATGCTGAGGTTGGGTTTCTAGCTAATTTTGAAGCAAAATTTTGCAATGCTCTGCTGGACGATGCAATAACTATCGCCCTGCCCACTTATGACGGCGGCGGTTCAGAAACTATCACACGTAAAATACGCCTTTTAACAAAAACGGAAGTTGGTCTTGGTACTGAAAATGGGATCACCGAAGGAACGGTTTGGAGCTACTTCAACAGTACAACCCGCCGCCTCGCATACCCAACGGCAGAAGCAGTCAGCCAGTCAGAATGTACTTATTCCGACTTAGCACCTTCCAAACCTTATTATTATTGGCTTGCGACGCCAGTGGCTATTCATTCGGGGACTGCGAGAACTGTAAGTGCGAGTGGCAGTTTAGGAAACAACGATGATGTTTATAAAGGTGATAACGGTTTGCGACCAGCTTTATTTTTGGCGTCTGACAATCTGGTGTCTGATGCACCTGATACAGATGGTGCTTATATTCTTGTGTGGAATCAGCCACCAACAATCCCGTCATCCATATCTCACGGTATCCCCTACGCTGGTCAACCTTTGGCTATTACCACAGGAGGATCTACTGACCCGGACGGTGATACTATATCTTATGTTTGGGAGCGTAAAATAGATAATGGCGTATATGCCCAAATAGGAATAACCGCTGTAACATCTTATACCGATATAGTACCAAGTAGCGGCACAACATATCAGGTGCGCGTTAAGGCTGTTGATGCCCTGGGTAACGAATCAGCCTATACAACCGGATCAGCGGTAGCTATCAATTACAACACGCCGCCTGTCATAAGCGGTATAAATACCACACTGGGCAATCAGACAAATCCGTTACAATATGTCTACACGGTAACTGATGCAGATGCCGGGCAAACATTGACGGTCACCGAAACTGTGACAAATGGCGGGGATTTAATTGCGGTCAAAACGTATACCGCAACATCGGGATCACAGTACACAGCTGATCTTACGCCAGTATGGTTAAGATTGTACAACGGTCAACATGTGCTGACAATTACCGCCAATGATGGGGCGGGGGGAATGGTCACACGGCAAATAACTTTTAATCGTGATCTGTCGCGTATTGCTGCTTCCAGAGCAGTAGCCACAGATTCCATGGTTACAAAGTGCCTGTTATCCTTGTTTCCGTCCGATAGACCATCTGATAGTGTGTTTTATTGCGAGGTGACGAACAACCCATTTGACCCCACGCCGATTTGGGAGGACGCCACATCGAAAATCAATCGGCTGACCCATACTTTTGTAAACACTACCGCTTCAAATGGCTTTGGTGTTGCCTACAGATTTTACATCAACAAAGGTGTGTCACCTATTGAAGTTATTCAAGCCAGTTTAAGATTTAGTTAGGAGGTGGTCATATGTTTGATAAAAATGAATGCGAATATATACCGAAGGAGAGTAAAGAGAATGAAAAAGATATCCTAATTCAGCAGCTTTTCGCCGAAAACGAATTCTTGAAAGGCTGTATTATGGAAATTTGTGATGTTGTCTTTGCACAATAACAAAAGGGGTGATTAGATATGTCAAAATTGGTTGAATTATATGCGCGCGAAATCCAGTCGGGTAGCATAACGATTGATGAAGTACCTTTCCTACTTCGCGCAAGTGTCCAAGAGACAGATAAATAAACATAATATGGGGGTGTAAGGTGGAGAAACTGGATATCAATATTGTGATATATTTGCTGGGTTTGGCGGCGGTATGGGGCAGCATCCAGCAGCGGGTAAAAACGCTGGAAAAGAAGATGGACAAACATAATTGTTTGGTCGAGAAGGTGTATAAGCTGGAAAAGGATCAGGCGGTGGTTGAAGAATCGATCAAGGTTGCCAATCATCGGATTGAGGATTTGGAAAGGAGTATATAAATGGATATAAAACGTAAATTGAGCAGCCGTAAGATGTGGGCGGCTGTTGTCGGGGTAATATCCGGTTTGGCGGTAGTATTCGGGCTGGACGGTGATACCATCAGTACTATTGCGGGGGCAGTGGTCAGCGGTGCATCCCTGGTGGCATACATAACAGCGGAGGGCAAGATAGACGCGGCGGGGGTAAGCAACAAGGGCGGTGAAAAAATTGAAAACAATGGATAAAATCCTACTTATACTAGGGTTATTTTTTTTGGCGTTTGTGGTGGCTGTGCTGTGGATATTTGCCAAAACCGGGTTAGAGCCTGTTGTATTGGTCGGTGCGGTAGCAGCAGCCGTTATCGGGGAGATTATCGCTTTGTTGCGGATAAAGATAGGCAAACAAAAACAGGAGGTACAGAAAGATGTCTGTGAATAAATATAATTTACTCAATGACCGTAATAGAAAGCTGTCAACCAACTTTACGGTCAAGGAGTTTGCCTGCAAAGATGGCAATGTTGCGGTGTTGGTTGATGATAAGCTGGTAGATGGCTTACAGAAAATACGCGACCATTTCGGCAAACCTATACACATCAACAGTGCATATCGTACCCCTGCACATAACAAAGCAGTAGGCGGAAGCCCCAACAGCCAGCATTTACAGGGCAAGGCGGCAGATATTGTTATAGCAGGCGTATCACCTTTGGCGGTTGCCCAATACGCTGAGCATATCGGTATGGGCGGTATTGGCTTGTATGACAGCTTTACCCATGTGGACAGCCGCGATAATAAGTCGAAATGGGATTATCGGGGTAACGGGCAGAAGAATGTGACCAGCTTCGGCGGACAGGATAAGCAAGCGGCAAATAAGCCGGCTGATTACGATAAGGTCAAGCAGCGGTTTGGCCTGGACGATGATACCATGGCATATCTGGGCGCGTACAAGTACGGCGCGGCCTTGCTTAGTAAATTAGC